GCCGATATTTGCAGCGATTTCGTCGAGCAATGTAATGACCTCATCAGAAATGCGAATGCTAAAGGTTTTTTTTGTGCTCATGTGGTGAGAATATAACATTTTTTCTGAGTTGCCATTTTTTATTTGACGATACGGTGAGGTTGCCACATATTCGCACCGCAAATGAAAACATTCAGCATTCGCATACCGAACGATCTCCATCGGGAAATAGCCCGCATGGCTGATGAACAGGGCCTCAAGCCCGGACAGGTGATCAGGTCTTTCCTGATCCGATTGGTAAAATCTAAGCAGCAAGAGGAGGGCAAAATATGAACGATCAAATTACCACCGCGCAGGCGATAGGCATGTGCTCAACGCTGGCAGCTACTCTGGGCGGTTGTGTGTTTGGCCAGATAATCTCGCAAAGGATGCTGCTCCGATACCAGGACAAGGAGCAGAAGAAATTACTTGCATATCTAAAGGCCCGCCGAACGGGTGAAATGCCGCTACTGGAGCCTGCCGAGCCGAGTGTTGACCATGTTGCGGAACTCGGTGAAAAGCGCCGCCCAGTCTTTGTGAATTTTTTCGCGGAGCAGGGTGTCTTCTTCAGAGAGTTTCTTTTCGAACTCAAGTTGATGGTCCAAGAGGCTCTTTTGATAAGCAAGCTGCTGGTTGAGAAGCTTCTTTTGAAAGGCGTGGTTAACAATGACGCTAAAAAGGGTGCCAGTGACAAAGCCGATAATGCCGATGTAGGGACTCGCGAAAATGGTCTCAATGCTCATGGCGGAAATGGGAGCAGGGGCAAGAGTTCCGCGCAAGGCGAAATGGAGGGCCAGATATGAGCCGCCTTTTTTTGTGCAGAGCGATGGATCCGCTGCGCGGTCCGTTTGGGGATTATGTGAGAGCGTCGAGCCGAGAGGCAGCACGCCGCCGTTTTTTTGAAATTTTCGGACTTAGGCCGTTTTCCGTGGAGGTGGACAAATGAACACTCCCGATGCGATTCATTGGATTTCCTGGACCTGGGAAGCGGTTTGCGCCCTCGGGCCGTCGGTTTTTTTGGCATTTGCAGCCTGGAGGATGGGCGAATGATCGAGCAACACTATTCACCGGCGCAGCTCTGCAAACTCCTGAGTCTGTCGAGGTCGGCGGTTCAGTCGAGGCTGTATGATGGAACCTTTCCCCATGTCCGCCTTGGGGATCGCATTTTGATTCCGGAATCCAGCGTTAAGCGAGTGCTCGAGGAAGGCCGGATCGGTGGCTCGGTATATCTGCGCCCTGGTCGCAAGCCGTGGGTGGCGTCGCTCACTTAGCGCCGCTTTTTTTGTTTTTTATGGAATCCACCCCTTTGCAATCCATGAAGGCCGCCGACGCTGCCGCGCCGTTTCTTTTTAATTTTGAAGAATTGAGCGCTGAGAAACTCGAAGGGGTCGGAGAGTTTACCGGCGAGCGCCTGCTTGCCCGCCGGCCGGATGCTTACCAGGCAATAATTCGGATGAGCGCCGAGGGGTTGAGTATTTCCGCACAAGCTCGGGCGCTCGGGGTATCTCGAAACACGGTTTGCGCCGTAAGAGATCGGGAAGGGTTTTCTATAGAGCAGGATAAAAAGGATTTGTTGAGGGATGTGCGTCGGGCTGCCCGTCTGTCCGTGGAACGTGCCATCGAGCTTGTGCCTGGGATCCAGAGCGCCAAAGACGCGGCCATCGTGGCTGCCGTGATGGTGGACAAAATGCAGCTACTGAGTGGAGAGGCCACCGCCCGCGTGGAGCGAGTCGAGGTTAGCCAGGACAAACTGGCGGAGATGCTGGCCAGCCTGCCGGTCCTTGAGGCTGAGGTGCTGCCGGTAACCGGTCCAAGCGGGAGCGGGTCGGGACAAAAGGGGCCGGGTGCCGGGTCGCTGCCGGGCGTCGCTGGGCCGGTCTCTGATACCGAATCAGAAGGCTTTGCCTACGTTGGAGGGTTGCAGGTCGCCACTTTGGACGCCACTAGCGCCGTCGAGCCGGTCGAGGCCGACGCCCGGCTGGTCGATCAGGAGGGGGGGAGGGGGTCTGGATTTTTGGACACCCCCCCTATGACACCCACTGATTTGGGTGAGCAGAAAATTTTTGGCAAAGGGGTCTCTTCGTCGCAAGAGCCAGCTGATGAGCTTTTAACTAACTAACCTATGGCTGACTCAAAAAATAAAAAAAATGCGGCGGTGGCCGCTGCTGTTACGCCGGAGGCGGTAACGCCTGATCTGGTGAAGGTAAAGGTGTATCGCCCTACACCTAATCGCTACCTGATGCAAGTTCAGATTCCTACGGGAGATGCTGGCACGATGCGCGTGGCGCTCATGCGCGTGAAGGACAGCCGGTTCTATCGCCCTGGCGAGATGATCCCCGCGATGCCCGGAGAGCAGGACATCTGGATGCCTCTGAAACAACGGTTCTCCCCTCAAATTGGCACTTTATGAAAAAAACAACAACCCTGTATCAAAATGCGGCTGTGAGCGTTGCGCTTTATCGTCGTTTTCTTGAGCAAAAAAAAACGGCCCCGAAAAAATGAAATTGACCACAGAGGACACAGAGAACACGGAGGTGGTGATGGCAAAGATCAAGCTGCCGGTTTCCGTGCAGGATTTTGCCGACATTGCAGAAGCCTTGGGCAAAAGCGCAAAAGCTGATGGAAGGAATGCGTTTACGCGCCAAGTCGGAGATTGCGTTGAGATTTATTCGGTTCCTGACGCGAGGGAGGTAAAATGAAAATAACCACAGAGGACACAGAGGACACAGAGGACACAGAGGACACAGAGGACACGGAGATGGAGTGGCGGGATGCTTCAGTGACGCTTCCTGACGATGGCGAGGCGGTCATCATCCACACGCTTGGGGGCGAGGTTTGGACGGGGTTCCTTGATGGCGATGTCTGGCGCAATGTTTTTGGGAATCGCATTCACGAGGAGGAGGCGGTTTTGCATTGGATGCCGTTGCCGAATCCCCCGAAGGAGGCGAAATGAAGACGCGATTGATTGTCATCGACACAGAGACGGGGGGATTTGATCCCTCGAAGCATGCGCTTTTGAGCGTGGCGGCGGTGGATTCCTCCGATAACGAGGCTTTTACTGCCATTATTAAGCCAAATCCTGAGTGGATTTGCGAGCCCGAGGCGTTGGCGAAGAATGGCTTTACGCTGGAATTTCTGGAAAAAAACGGGCGGCCGGAGATGGATGTGATGCAAGACCTCGCCTTGTGGCTGGGCACGCGCCGGTTCTCGGTGATGGCTGGCTGCAATGTCACCTTCGACCGTGACTTCCTGCGAGCAGCGTTTGCTCGCAATTTCCTGACTTGGCCTATGGGCAAGATGGTGGACCTGCAAGCAGCGGCGTGGCTCGCCTACGAGGCGGACGCTCTTGCCCTGCCGGTGGGTAAGGATGGGCAGCCTCGCCTGTCTCTGGACCATATCGCAGCGTCGCTTGGGTTCTCACGCTCAGGGAAGACGCACAACGCGCTGGAGTATGCGCTGATGACGTTGGCGTGCTTTCACCGCCTGCGAAGGCTTGTCGAGATGTCCCCGCGCACTCAGGAGGCCGCTGCATGAGAGGCGTGGACTACGACCAGCACCAGACTCAGAGAGCGCAGTCAAACTCTGTGCAATCCTTATCGCAGGGCGATGCGCGGGTAGGCTGGATCTCGGTGAGCGACAGCCGGGCGATCTCGGCTGCCTGCGACCGCTGGTTGGAAAGTCGCGGGGTCCGGACGCGCAGCGTCTGGTGGGAAAATAGGTTTCAATTTGGAAATAGAAAATAAGTATGTCAAACTGGATAAAAATGCGTAGCAACCTTTGGGATGATCCTCGGATCGCCAAGATTTGCGACATCACAAACAAGCCCGAGCGCGAGGTCATCGGCGGGTTGTATTGGATATGGTCTATGGCCGACGATCAGAGCACGGATGGACGGCTGGAAGGGCTCTCCCTCGGAGCTATCGACCGCAAGACGGGATTGAAAGGACTTGGAGCCGCCTTGGTAAAGGTAGGCTGGATTTTGGAAAGCGAAGACGGCGTGGAGATTGCACGCTTCGATGAGCATAATGGAGTGTCTGCAAAAAGACGCGCAGTGATGGCTAAAGCGTCATCAAAATACAGGAGCACGTCATCAGACCGTCATACAACCAATATGACGGATGTATCACGTGGCGATGACCTAGATAAGAATAGAATAGATAATACCCCTATAGTCCCCCAAGGGGACATGGAGTTGGTCATCGAATGCGAACCAACACCGGCACCAACGCATCCTGCACTGACCCGATTCCGAAACCTCTTCAACCATCGAGACTCGACACCTCTTGATTCCTCCTCGAGCCGTGCTTGGGAGAAAAATAAAAAGGCGGCGGCGGCCGTGAGCGAAGAGGATTGGCGGTTTCTCGAATGGGCCTATCGGCAAAAAGAAGGCGCGGCGGCGCAGTTTCGCCGCAAGGACTTAGCTACGCTTTTGAATAACATCCTCACCGAAGTGAGCCGGGCGCGGGATTGGGCAGGGCGCAGCGGGGCGAGCGTGAGCGCAACGGCTTTTGCCTCTACGGGACCCGATGGCTGGCGTGATCTTATCGAGACGGAATTTCCTGAAGTGAACCTCACCACATGGGCGCTTCTTCCCGACAGCATGAAATTTTGGGTCCGTGAAAAACAACGCGAACTCACAGCAGTATAAAAATAAAAACACCAACATGATAAATGTAATCGAAACGCTTGAAACAAAATACACCGCAACCGGCGACATCTGTGTCGTGACCCGACACAACGAGGAGGCCGTCAATGACTTTCTCCGCTGGCAGGTCGGCACTTATGAGAGCCGACCGCTTGAAGATCCCATCTACACCCCCATGACCCATCCCGACGGATCGCCTGTGGTGAGCGACGACGGGGCCGAGCAATTCCGCCTCATCGGGTATGAGGCCAACCCCACCGTGTGCTGCAAGGTTTTCCACCTCTTCGGCTTCGGATCTTCGCTCCGCAAGGCTAACTCGATGGCGGCACCCAAGATTCACAAAAAATGAAAAACACCCTTCCCGAAAATCAAATCGCCGAAAAAGCCGTAGTCGGCGCGGCGATTACCGACGGCCGCACGGCCGATAGCGTGCTCGAGGCGCTTACGCCCGAGCAGTTTGTCTCGCCTGCGCACCAGAGCATTATGGGCATCATTGCCACCATGCGGCAGGCCGCCCGGCCGGTGGATCTTATCCTGGTTACGACTGAGTTGGAGAAGGTCGGCCAGCTTGAGGAGTGCGGCGGCTATGCCTATCTCACTGATCTGGTGCAGGAAGTAGCCATCACCATGAACTGGCGGCACTACGCTGCCGAGGTCCTCGATGTGTGGAAACGCCGGGCCATGCGTCAAGCCGCCCTCGCCATGGCCGAGGCGGCAAACGACTATGCACTCACCACAGAAGATGCCCAAGAACGCTGCGAGCAGGCCCTGTATGCCCTCCGCGACCACTCGACAAGGGAAAACCCCGTCTCGCATTGCAAAAGCGCCGTACTGGCCGCTGTGGAGCATATCGAGAAGGTCTATCACAGCCGTGGGGAGACCGTGGGCCTCGAGACCGGCATCCACGATCTGGACCGCTCTACCGGCGGGTTGCTTGGCGGGCAGTTGATCATCATCGCTGCTCGCCCTGCCTGTGGCAAATCAGCCCTTGGCATGCAGATAGCCCTCCACGCCTCCATGCAAAATGCCGTACCCACGCTGGTCTTTTCTGTTGAAATGCCCGGCACCGAGCTCATGACCCGAGCCATCTGCTCCGAGGCGGGCTTGGACCTCCAGCGCACACGCGACGGTTTTTTTGACGGCAGAGCCATGGGCAACGTCTCCGGCGCAGCCACCCGGCTAGTCAAGAGCAAGCTCTACCTCGACGACACGCCGGGCCTCACCGTGGCGCAGTTTCGCAGCCGAGCGAGGCGGGCCAAGTCGCAGCACGGACTAGGCCTGATCGTAGTCGATTACCTGCAATTCATGCACGGCAGCTCCAAGCGAGCAAGCGAGAGCCGGGCGCTCGAGGTCAGCGAGATTTCCAAAGCGCTCAAGACCACGGCCAAGGAGCTGAACGTCCCCATCATCGCCCTGGCGCAGCTCAACCGCGACGCCGACGAAGGCTCCAAGCCGAAGCTCTCCAACCTCCGCGAATCCGGCAGC